AAGCGGTTGAATTTCAATTTTTACGATCTGAATTGGAAAGTCGTCAAATCTATCCAGAATCAGGTGATATTATTGATTTTCACGATAATTTTTATGAAATTCTAAATACCAACGAAACTCAATTAGTTGCTGGTCAAGTAGTGTATAATCATTCAATTATATGCACATCAATCTTAACAACTGCTCCAGCAACACTACTAAAGAACAGATATGTCTAATACTGAAAATATTCCATTACAAGATAACGTTAATAGAGCTGACGCTACACAAGCTGGAGAACGTGCTCCAATTAACATTAATCTACTTAATATTGATGAAACTATTATTACATACTTAACAGATGTAATTAATCCACAGGTAACAGTTGGGGATACTCTCCAACCAGTTCCAGTACTGTACGGTACTCAAGAACGTTGGAAGTCAATTAGAGTAGATGGATTTTTACGTGAAGAACGGTCTGATAGAGTCCGAGCACCGTTGATAATATTACGTAGAACATCAGTATCACGGGCATTACCCAATAATCCTAACAACAAGTATTTTTATACTACGTTTGAACAAAGCTGGAATAAAAGGAATGTGTATGACAGATTTGCAGTTGTCAATGGTATAAAACCTTCTAAACAAATACGACAAGTTATGATTCCTGATTATATTCAGCTGTCGTATGACGTATTGATTTGGACCGAATATCAAGAACAAATGAATCAATTGATTGAACAAATTAATGTAGAAGCTGACGAATATTGGGGCAAACGTAATCAGTACAAGTTTAGAGTTTTTATCAAAGAATATAGTGATAACAGTGATCTTCCTTCCGACGAAGCACGTTTTATACGGACTAGTTTCCGAATGTTGGTGGATGCTTATTTGGTCCCAGAAAAAGTAATGCTCCGATATAAGCCTGTTTCTACAAATGTAGAAACTTTTACTAAAAAGAAGGTTATTGCAATCACTGAAACTACAGGATCATTATGATTTTTAATGAAAGATGATACATATATACTTTTGGGAAAATTATAAACTATTTATCTTGAGACAATGAGGTATTTATGGCTAAGCAGGTTGCAAAAGAAGACCTAGATCGTATCATAGAATTGCAGAGAAAAACTGAAGAACTGATACGTGAATTGGGTGAGTTACATTATCAAAAAGCTCAGATTTCTCTAGCATTAGATAGGGTGAACACGCAGATAAACTCTCTGGAATCAGAAAGACAACTTGTTGTTCAAACTATAACAGAGAAATATGGAAAAGGTTCTATCAATCTAGAAACTGCTGAGTTTATACCAGAAAATTAGTTACAAAATATTTTGTAATGGAGATTATTAATGGCTGAACGTTTTATTTCCCCAGGCGTATTCACAAGAGAAAACGACCTGTCTTTTCTTGGTCAAGGAGTAGCTGAAATTGGTGGGGTATTTGTTGGTCCAACTACAAAAGGTCCAGCATTTCGACCAACTTCTGTACGTTCTTTAGAAAGTTTTACTGCAATATTTGGTGATAGCACTGGCGAATCCTATGTTCCCCTTGCTGTTAAGAGCTATTTACGTGAAGCTTCTCAAGCAACGGTTGTTCGTATACTAGGTCTCGATGGTTACAATTCTGCAACTGCACGTAGCAGAATTTTACGGGTTAGTGGTTCTGGTGGACAATATGTTGCAGCTGTTATTCACCCAACAGTAGGCGGTGTATCGCTTGTTACTGGTTCTGCAGCAGGTAATGCTGCTCAATTTACATTAGTATTGTCTGGATCTACTGGTCTTGAAACCTTTACAAGCGTTAGCCTTGATCCAACTAATACAAATTATATTACAAAGGTACTTGGTACTTCACCAAAGGGTGGTGAAGATGGGTTTGTTTATTTACAATTCCCTGGTGCAGCTAATTTAGTATCAGGAGCACTTGCGGGATCTGGTTCTGTAACATTAATAGATGCTCCAACACAGTTAAACTTCTCTGGATCAATTTATGGAACATATCGAAATGCACGTACTCCGTGGATTCGTTCTCAAGATTATGCAGGAACAAAGTATAACCTATTCCGATTCCATACATTAAGTGATGGAACAGCTTCAAACACTGATGTTAAAGTATCTATAGCATCTATCAAACCAGCAACTCTTCCTGATAGATACGGAACGTTTTCTGTTATTGTTCGTAGATTTTCTGACACAGATTCTAAGTTAGAAGTTCTTGAGCAGTTTGATAACTTAACTCTTGATCCAACAGATGCAAATTTCATTGGTCGTCGCATTGGTACTGCACGTACTATGATTGATGAAAATAATGACTTATATTTTGACGGCGATTATGAAAATAATTCTCGTTATATCTACGTAGAAATGGATGAAAACTATGAAGCGCTTCCAATTGATGCACTTCCATATGGTTTCGCAGCTTTAGCTGCTCCAGTATTTGCACTTAACGTTCCAGCACCATCTTACGTAACAACTCGTTATGTTGTTCCAAATGGTGGCGGACCTGCCGTCGCAAATAACCGTACTTATTACGGTTTTAATTTTAGTGACACTACTAGTTTGGCATATGTAAATCCAACACCTTCTGGTTCTGTAGATGCAAATGGTAATACTCTTGTAACAGGTGTTGGTGATAATGGATTCGACTTATTAGAAGATTTAGCGGTCAACGATCTATCTGATGTAAACGTTACCACTGCTACCGCACTTCGTAAGTTTACAGTTCCATTCCAAGGTGGATTTGATGGATTTAATCCAGCAGTAGAAAAGGGTATTGGTTCAAGCATAACTTCTACAAACTTGTTTGGATTTGACTTATCAACTTCTACCACTGCCGGTTCACGTGCATACAAGCTTGCACTTGATATTCTAAGTAATCCTGATGCATGGGATTTCAATTTATTAGTACTCCCAGGTGTATTGTATGAACAACACCCATATGTTGCTCAATTAGCAATCGATATGGTTGAGTCTCGTGCAGATGCGTTCTACATTATGGATGCTGCTGGACTCAATGCTACCGTTACCGCTGTAACTTCTGTAGTTAACGGATTAGATACAAATTACGCTGGTGTATATTATCCATGGATCAAGATACTCGATCCAGACACCAATCGTATTGTATGGGTTCCACCTTCAGTATTAATGCCAGCAGTATACGCATTTAATGATCGTATAGCAGCAGAGTGGTTTGCTCCAGCAGGTTTAAATCGTGGTGGATTAACAGAAGCTCGTCAAGTTCGTAAGCATCTTGACCAAGGTAACCGAGATGTTCTCTATGAAAACAGAGTAAATCCGATTGCTCAATTCCCTTCACAGGGTATTGCGGTGTGGGGTCAAAAAACCTTACAACAAAGAGCATCTGCATTGGATCGTATCAATGTACGTCGTTTGTTAATTACCGTTAAGAAGTTCATTGCATCTACTGCTCGATTCTTGGTATTTGAACAGAATGTCGAAGCAACTCGCCAAAGATTCTTGTCAATTGTCAATCCATATTTGGCAAATGTTCAAGAGAGATTGGGATTGTTTGCGTTTCGTGTTCAAATGTCAGATGTTGAAAACACAAATGATTTGATTGATCGAAACATTTTAGTTGGTAAAATCTACTTACAACCTGCACGGTCAGCAGAATTCATCTCACTTGAATTCAATGTCTTGCCGACGGGTGCAACATTTGAAGAATAAATAATAAAGGACTATTTATAAAGGATAGGCCGCTTGTAAATCTTCGGAGAATTAATACATGGCAAATATTGTCAACGAACAGGAAATTTTCTTTAATTCATTTGAACCAAAAACAACCAATCGGTTCATAATGTATATTGATGGTCTACCCACTTATATAGTAAGTGCAGCAGGTCGTCCAAGCCTTAATCAAGGATCAATATCTATTCCTCATATTAACGTTGTACGTTATGTAAAGGGCCGTTCAGAGTGGCAACCAATTCAGGTTACTCTATATGATCCAATTGCTCCTTCTGGTACACAAGCGGTAATGGAATGGGTACGTTTACATCACGAATCTGTTACAGGTCGTGATGGATATGCCGATATGTACAAAAAAGATATTATCTTAAATGCTCTTGGACCGGTAGGTGAAAAAACTGAAGAGTGGATTCTCAAAGGTGCATTTATTGAAAACACAAGTTTCGGCGGTTTTAATTTTGCTGAAGCAAACTTAATGAACGTACAAATTACGTTGCGTTACGATTACGCAATTCTCAATTATTAATCTACACTACTATTTTACTGTTTTCCCATTTAAAATATAAGTGATCTATAAACTAGATAAAAATCCTCTCACTAATTATAGTGGGAGGATTTTTCATGCTCCTAAGACTATCTAATCAAACTATTTATAGCTATTATAAGCTACTCCTTGGTATATTATGACTGTTAAAGAAGTTACCTTAAGAAATCTTAATAGGTATCGAACTTGGATAACTGATTCTTCCCCAACGTCAGATTATTTTAGAATAAGTGAATTTCCAAACATATTTTCTGGTGGGAAAAATTCTTTTCTAATAGAAGGGTCGGAATATTTAAAGCCTACAACAGAAGTATTAATTGAAATATTGGATAGTGAAGGCAACCCAATATTTGTTCAGCCTATTGCAAAATATATTGAGGGATTGTCTAGACTTGTTGTAGTTGAGATTTACAATAAGACACCCGCAGGAATTGGTTCTATCACTATTTTGGGTGAAGCTCGTAGTGATTTAAATGGTAATAGTGTTCCTGATGAGTGGGTTGGAAAATATAATGTTAAGTGGACACGAGATGTAACAATTATACCTACTGCACTTAACACAAACAAAATTAGACTGTATAAAAAACCTACTATAACAGTTCAAGAAGTTTTAACGCCATATTTTGAACCACAAACGAAAGTAACAACCAGTAGTATAGGTCCACAGATTTTTGGTATTCCAAATAATCGTAGACTATTATCAGATTCGTTGGGTTCTTACACATTAAAGTCCACTGCTCCATATTTTTCATCTAGTATGGAAGGAGCAACTATTACAATATTTGGATACAATTACAGACCTACTATTACACGTGTAATAAATGACACTACAATAGAAGTTCAACCACAATATACAGGAAGTTCTGGTCAAGTTACTTCTCTTATAGCAAGTTCTTTTACTACAACGTATAATCCACGACCAGCATTTTTACCAACATTACTTACTCGTTCATATGCAGACATATCACTTAACAATTTAGAGACTGTATCTGGTGATATTGCTAGAGTAAAAGTATTTGTACGAAGCATTGATACACTCACTCAACCTCAATTGATTGATGATTTTTCAATTGAAAATACGTCATTGTTACGTTACAAAAATTGTACTTTTACAGGTCGTGGGTATATTGACAGAGGAAAATTTGATAGATTTAATATTTTTACAGGTTATTGGGAAACTGGAAGTATTACAGAAATCTCCAATATTCCTAAAATTTATGCATTTACTCCATCAAATGTAGTTGTAGAAGGATCTACTGCATGGTTAATGGATTCTGTAGCCATTACTGATTCTATACTGAATACTGTAGATTCTTCTACTCCAAGAGCATATTTTACAATATCAGGTAGTTTGCCGGTTGTAAAAGATGGTACGTATAAGATACGTTTTAATGCTGTAGCAGTAAAGAATAGTAGTGAGTATGATTCTAAATTTGATGTAAGAATTGTTGGTGACGGATTTTTATCACCAGAAGGAATTGGTACTCAAATAATAGAACTTATATCACCTTCTGGTGCTAAAACACAACAATTTTTAGATGTAGAGGCAGAGTTTACTGCACCACTCAGTGCAGATATTAAACCATATTTTGTCAGTTATAATGCTAATTGGTATATTTCTGATATTTCTATTGAACTTGCGGTAGAAAGTGGTTTTACTCCAAATAGAGCCGAATCATTTGTTCCCATTATCGGTCGTAGATTTGAAAACTTAGTATTTTACGCAGAATTATACGATCACAATAATAATTTTGTTCCCATTACCATTGAAAGTAAACCGGTATATTTTGACGGTGGAAATGTTGTATTCAAAGGTGATGACCACAAACTTCAAGGGACAATTGAAGTTGTGTCAAGAGATGGTGGAGCTGTAGCAAAAATATCCACTGGTATCTATGAACCAACATTACTTAGCGGAATATCTGGTCAACGAACTGGATCATCTTTTACTTTAGGTGTTTTAGACAATGAAACTCCAACTGTTGGTGATCCACAAACTCCATTTATAGTGGTATCAGATAAAGATACTAATCAAGTTCAAATAGGTATTAGTGATAAATTAATAGGATACACCGATTCCCTTACAGGAGAATTTATTTTATTGGTAAGGGGTACCATTATTGATAATAATTCTATTAGTGGTTCAGAAGCTGTTAAAGTACGTACTACTACAGATCGTTATGTAGATCGATTATACGGTAATATTGTAGATGTTGAGGACTCTAAAGGTCAGTATGGAGTTAGTGCAGGAGAATGGAATTCTCAAATAGCAAGGTTTGGTGTATACACACGTGGTACAGAAAATCCCATACAACAATCACCAATTAATGCTTCTATAACTTCTTCTATTTACGATGCATTTATTACACAATCTTTAACATTAGTCAGTTCTGCAAGTATAAACGTTCCGAGTGGAATACATATTAATAATGGTATAATATATGCTGATGTTACTTTTGTTGCACAAGAGTTATCATTACCGGCGTCAAGTCTGTATAGATTGAATTATAATATTCGATGTATAGCAGACTGGACAGGTTATCAAACTCCCAACCCGGCGGCTGGTCAATCTTTGGTAAGAGAACAAAATATACTTGTATCAACAAATGGAGCATTACCAATTGCTCCTTTAGTAAAATATCCAGTATTAGTACCAGAAAATCGAGTTGGAAATACTTTGTATCTTACATTTTTTGTTGTTATAACAACTGAGAGCGTGTAATGAGTTTTATCGATACTACGTGGTCATCAAATCCTACTATTGTTTCACAAACAAATAATGCATCTGATACTTGGGTCGGTCCTGTAAATGCAGTTGGTACCGGTAATGCATTAATAGGTTCATATACGGCCAGTATTGATTTTTCTTTGTCAATAGATTGGACATCTGAAGCCTTATCAGTAGATGCAATTGCTAACTTACAAGTACAATATTCTACTGATAACGGTTCTACTTGGAATGATGTTGGACCAGTATATACACTAACAGTATTTAAACAAGCACTGCCATTTGGTACAGATTTTAGCAGTGTAAGTATTACAGAAACATTTAATATTACATCATCTGTTCCATATCCAATTTTAGTTAGAACAGTTGGAGATGTACTTACTCAGACAAATCCACTTTTACCTTTTTTTGAACCATACTTGTCAACTACTTCAGTAGTTGTAATAGGAAACTCTGTTACCGTAAATTCTACGCCTGATACAAACCCATATTTCTGGAAAGTTGTAACTCCCCCTGGTAATGCTGCTTCCATATCATCTTCTGTTAATCCACATCCAGTATGGCAGCTAGTAAGTGGTAGCTCAGCAACTCCGGCTACACCTGCTCAAATAAACGCATTGATATCCGATGGATGGGCTCCAACAATGCGTTTGCTACAAAATTCTAATACAATTCAACCACCTGTTAATGGCGGTAAACTACATTATTTTAATGGATCTAACTGGAACTCTATTCCAATACAAAATGGATTTACTTCAATGTCAATGTCTATTGCTGACATTGCAACTGCTAGATTTCATCCATTTGCATCATTTTCAGTAGATAAACCATATTCTTTCTATGCTGTAGCTCCAATTGATTTTACTAATCAAGTTTTTACAAGTGATCCAAGACAAGGATTTCAAGTTGCAGTTTCTGGTTCTATATCTAATATTTCCGGTAGTAATTTAAATGTCTCATTTCAATCAGTAGTAATATATCCTTTATTTGATAGTTCATCTGTAACAGAGTCATATAGACGTGGGTTTGTTATTAATGCATCAGAAAGCTCACCACATATTTCATTTATACCACTATTTAGTGATCCACCTGTATTATTTCACGGAGATATGTGGTTTAGAACTGGAAGTTCACCTTCTACATTAGACGGTCTGTGGATAGCAGATAGAGATGAATCAGGTTCAATTGTTAAAAGAAGAATTGGTTCTGGAAGTGGTGGTGGAGGAGGAAATGTTAACTGGGTTTCTATAGTAGACAAACCAGTAGGACTTGTAAGTAGTTCTGCTCAAATAATAGCAGGAATAAATGGACAAATTATAAAACCATCTGCTTTAACAGCAAGTAATGGTGCAATTATTAGTAGCTCTTTAATAGTATCTGGGCCTGTATATGCGTCGGATTTCATACTAGCACCTGGTGGTACTATTGGTGGAGATGTGCCATTTGCCACCAACTCACAATCATCTAGTTGGGCATCTAGCTCATTGTCATCAAGTTATGCGATTAGTGCTTCTTGGGCAAACAGTTCAAATTTCTTAGGTTTAACAAACAAACCAAATGGATTAGTTTCTAGTTCTTTACAACTTCCAGTAGCATCATTTACCAATGGAGTTGATAACCGAGTTTTGACCGCTACTTCTACAAATGGAATAACAGGTGAACCTAATCTTACATTTGATGGTAATACATTAAATGTTAGTGGTTCTTCAATTGTTTTAAACAACCTAACCGTAGGTAATACATCTTCTAGTAGAGTCAATGTAACAGGATCAATGTTCATATCAGGCGCAGTATATGCGTCGGATTTCATACTAGCACCTGGTGGTACTATTGGCGGAGATGTACCATTTGCTACTAATTCTGAATCATCTAGTTGGGCATCAAGTTCATTTAGTTCCAGCTATGCCATTAGTGCTTCTTGGGCAAACAGTTCAAATTTCTTAGGTTTAACAAACAAACCAAATGGATTAGTTTCTAGTTCCTTACAGCTCCCGGTAGCATCATTTACCAATGGTGCTGATAACCGAGTCTTAACCGCCACTTCTACAAATGGAATAACAGGTGAACCTAATCTTACATTTGATGGTAATACATTAAATGTTAGTGGTTCTTCAATTATTTCAAGTAATTTAACTGTAGGTAGTACATCTTCTAGTAGAGTCAATGTAACAGGATCAGTATTTGTTTCTGGTGCAGTCTATGCATCAGATTTTATATTAGCGCCAGGTGGTACAATTGGCGGTGACGTGCCCTTTGCTACTAATTCTGAATCATCTAGTTGGGCATCAAGTTCATTATCATCAAGTTATGCGATTAGTGCTTCTTGGGCAAATAGTTCAAGTTGGGCAAATAGTTCAAACTTCAATAATTTAACCAATGTACCATCTGGACTTGTATCAAGTTCAGATCAAGTAGTGTCTTTGATCAATGGTCAAACCATTACGCCGTCATCAATTAATACCTCGGGTAACATCACTGGCTCAAATCTAAGACTCACTAACTCCCAAATTCATGCACCGGGAAATATTTCACTTCTCAATGGTGGTGCTGCTCAAGGTATACGAGTTGGCAATCTACTTGTATCAAATGATTATACAGATAGTTCATTAGTACCAACAAACGGTGTCTACATTAAGGGTAACACTAGAATTAGCTCCTCTCTAGAAGTAAGTGGAAGTGCTAGAGTATTATCAAATACAACTTTAGGTAGTACATCTTCTAGTAGAGTCAATGTAACCGGATCAGTATTTGTTTCTGGTGCAGTCTATGCGTCGGATTTCATACTAGCGCCAGGTGGCACTATTGGTGGTGACGTGCCTTTTGCTACTAATTCTGAGTCATCCAGTTGGGCATCTAGTTCACTCAGCTCCAGTTATGCCATTAGTGCTTCTTGGGCAAACAGTTCAAACTTTCTCAATTTGATCAACAGACCAACAGGATTAGTGTCCAGTTCTGCTCAAGTAGTATCTTTCATCAACGGTCAAACCATTACGCCGTCATCAATTAATGCATCTGGTCCTATTACCGGTTCAACTCTACGACTCTCAAACTCCCAAATTCAGTCACCGGGAAATATTCAACTTTTCAATGGTAGTGCTGCTCAAGGTATAAATGTTGGTGGTCTGCTTGTATCAGATGCATATTCAGACATTTCATTAGTACCAACAAATGGCACCTACATCAAAGGAGCCACCAGAATAGGTGGTTTACTTGAAGTAAGTGGAAGTAGACTGCATGCACTTGGATCAATTACTGGTAGTGGTATACTTTCATCAGGTGATATTACTTCTACTAGTGAAGATATTTGGGTCAGAAATTCATCTGCAGTTCAAGTCAGGTATAATCTGCAAAATTCAAATCGCCGAATTTATTACTATCTAAACTCAGCTGGCACCACCTATGGTTTGTATGATTCTACAGCTGCAATGGTTGTTTGGGAATATGTGGCCGGACTAGATAGATTAGATTTAACCAGAAATGTGAAGGTCTATGGTAATACTATATTGGGTGATGTAATCGGTAATACTATTACGTTTACTGGAAGAGTCAACTCTAATGTCCTATTCTCAACAGATAATACCAATGATATAGGTGCTTCAGGTGCAAATCGACCACGTGATTTGTTCTTGGCTAGAAACTTAACGGTAGGCAGTACATCTTCTAGTAGAGTCAATGTAACCGGATCAGTATTTGTTTCTGGTGCAGTCTATGCGTCGGATTTCATACTAGCGCCAGGTGGCACTATTGGAGGCGACGTGCCCTTTGCTACTAATGCTGAATCTGCAAGTTGGGCATCTAGCTCATTATCATCAAGTTATGCTATTAGTGCTTCTTGGGCAAACAGTTCTAATTTCAATAATTTGATCAACAGACCAACAGGCTTAGTGTCCAGTTCTGCTCAAGTAGTGTCTTTGATCAACGGTCAAACCATTACGCCAGCATCAATCAATGCATCTGGTCCTATCACTGGTTCAAATTTACGACTTACGAACTCTCAAATTCATGCCCCTGGTGGAATTCAACTGCTTAATGGTGGTGCTGCTCAAGGTATACGAGTTGGTAATCTGCTTGTATCGGATGATTATGCAGATGCCTCACTCATACCAACAAATGGTGCCTACATCAAAGGAGTCACTAGAATAGGTGGTTTACTTGAAGTAAGTGGAAGTAGACTGCATGCACTTGGATCAATTACTGGTAGTGGTATACTTTCATCAGGTGAAATTACGACCACCGGCGAAGATATTTGGATCAGAAATTCATCTGCAGTTCAACTCAGATACAATCTACAGAATTCAAATCGCCGCATATATTACTATCTAAATTCGGCTGGTACTACCTATGGTTTGTATGACGCTACAGCTGCAATGGTTGTTTGGGAGTATGTAGCTGGAGTAGATAGATTAGATTTAACCAGAAATGTAAAGGTCTATGGTAATACCATATTGGGTGATTTAACTAGTAATACCATTACATTTACTGGAAGAGTTAACTCTAATATTTTATTCTCAACAGATAACACCAATGATATAGGCGCCTCAGGTTCAAATCGACCACGTGACATCTTTGTAGCAAGAAACTTAACCGTAGGTAGTACATCTTCCAGTAGAGTCAATGTAACTGGCTCTGTATTTGTATCAGGCGCAGTCTATGCATCTGACTTTATTCTTGCACCTGGTGGTACTATTGGAGGAGACGTGCCATTTGCTACTAATGCCGAATCTGCAAGCTGGGCGTCAAGTTCTCTCAGTTCTAGTTATTCTCTAACAGCAAGTTATGTAAAAAGTCTTGAAAATCTAGATGTTTCATCACTAAAGCCAAGCGCATCACTCGGTAATATATTCTACAGAACATCTATCAGTAATATTAATGCAAGTACAACTCACTCTATTATAGACACCGGATTGAATGTTACTCAACTTTTAAATTATGGAACAGGCTCTTCATATGGTGGTCCAGTGGCGTATGATGTTTATATTTCTGCAAACCCAAATCCAGCTGGATCATCAGCATATCGACATCTAGTTCACGGCATATTGTATTTGTACACTAATTATAATGGTACTGTTGTAACAGATTACTTGGTATTTAACGAAATATTTAAGAGTACAGATAACAACGCTATTATTGAACCTAACTGGTCAGCAAGTGTGTTTTTAGTCAATGGTGGTACTGAACAAGTATCTTCTTCAGTGGATCAACGTTCTAATTGGCAATTACGAGCTAGATTAAGTGGATTTAGCCCAGGAACTAATACAAGTAACTGGTTAGAACAAATGCAAATAGTAAGGAGATATTAAAATGGCACGACGATTTGTTAGGGCTTCACAACATAGATTTAATTTCACTGTTTCGGATTTTGATTTTAGTGGTGATTTTACCACGTTAATCTGGGTAAAAAATATTAGTTATAGTGGTACTACCCCCTCATATTTTATGTCAGGTGGAGTTTTTGCATCACCAAATAGCCTTAATTTGTTTACTGCTCCTTCTGGTAATACAAATGATTGGCGTGTCTTTATTTTAGATAGTGACGGTGATGGACCTCAATCTTCTGGTGGTGGTGGTACTACACCAACCGCTTCAGAAAGGGTTGGGTTGTGGACTCCTGTTATTGTACGTAGGACTAGTGGGTTAGTAGAACATATTGTATTATCACGATCTAATACCATTCAAAGTGGAGGATCTTTTGGACCCACATTTACATTATCAAATTTACAAATAGGTGGACGCAGTGATTTAAATGCCAATAGATTTTTAGATGGAGAATTGGCTCATTTGGCACATTTTACAACTTCTTTGAATAATTCAGCTGTTGATGAATTACTCGGTGGTGAAAATCCTACAGTAGTTGCTAATAGATACTCTGCTAATTTAGCCAGATATTTTCCAATGGAAGAATCGTCTGGTAATATAATTGATATTATTGGAGGTGCGGTTGGTACTGCTGTCAATTCACCAAGAATAGGTGAAACATTGCCACCAGTAAGAAGATTTATCACAGTAAATACTGCTGGAAGTACCCCGATTACGGTTGGTTCTATCAATAATCCATCACAAACAGTTGTTATTAGATTGTAATCTACACTATTTATAACTGATACTCTAAAATAGAGACTAGGAATGGCAGATTTAAATTTTAACGTAAATCAATATTCTACTTTTAGAACTACTATGACATTTTCTGGTTCAGGAGTAGATCTTGTTAATTGGGAATTTTCCGGGTCAATAAAGGAATCTTATAAAAAACCAGCAATAACTAATTTTATAATTGAAAAAGATATCCCAAATTCAAGAATAACCGTCACTCTATTACCATATCAAACTGGATTACTAGTTAAGCCAGAATATTTGTACGATATTATCGTTACAAACATTGCTCCAAATCCAGATGAAGTGTACCGTATTGTAGAAGGCAAAATTCTAGTTGACCCTGGAGTTACTGAAAGTAATGTAGGTGCTCCATAATGACGCTTCCATTTACCGTAATAGTTAGTAGTTCTAATAATCCTGTAACTACTATAAATGTAGAAACTAGTTCATCATTTAATGTAATTGTAGAAGAATCTGTTGGATTTGCGTCTACTGCTGCATCTGCTTCGTGGGCTAGTCAGTCGTTAGGTTCATTTACTGCCAGTTATGCACTTGCTGCAGCAACCGTTGCAGGAGTTTACGAATCTGCGTCATTTGCAGAATTTTCTTTACAGTCAGCATATTCAACGAGTTCACTAAGTTCTAGTTATTCCCTCACTGCATCATATGCAGAAAATGTTCCATCTACTGCAAGTTATGCACTGCGAGGTATTACATCTTCGTATGCCGATAGTGTTCTATATAACAATATTTCTGGAAAGCCATCTTTAATATCCAGTTCTGTACAAGTAAATTATAGCCAACTTCAAAATATACCCTCTGGACTAGTATCAAGTTCTGTACAAGCTCAAAATTGGTCTGTTGCAAATTCTGTCTCATCAAGTTTTGCATCTGTTGCTCAAACAGTAGAATATACTAATATATCTAATAAGCCATCTCTAGTATCAAGTTCTGCTCAAATAAACACGGGCTCTTTTAGTGGTTCTTTTAAAGGAAGTTTTACAGGATCTATTATTGGAAGTTCCTCTTATGCAGCAACGGCTAGTGTTGCATTAAACTCAAATACTGCAAGTTTTGCGTCAAATGCAGCAACTGCAAGCATTGCATTACTGGTACAAGGTGGAGTAGAATCTGCTTCATATGCATTTAATTCTACAACTGCAAGTTTTGCTCTTACGGCTGCTTCCGTTGCTGGTGTTTACGAAACAGCTTCGTATGCAGAAAGCGTTAAATTTAGTAATATTACAGGTAAACCAACTCTTGTATCAAGTTCAACGCAAATAGACTACAATCAGATACAAAATCAACCAACTACAATACCAACTTCTTCGTTGGCTGTTACTGCATCTTATGCTATAAATGCAGGTGTCACCAGTTATACGCAACTAACAAACATACCAGTTGGAATACTTAGTAGTTCTGCTCAAATAAACAGTCTACCAAACGTATCTGCTTCTTGGGCAAGTAGATCACTAAGTTCATCACTTGCAGATAGTGTCCAGTGGAATAACATACAAAATATACCAGGTGGTTTAGTGTCCAGTTCAGCTCAAGCAACTAGCTGGACAGTCGCAAGTAGCTCTGTAGCAACTTCAGCTTCTTGGGCAAATAGTTCAAGCTTCCTCAATTTAACAAACAGACCATCTGGACTAGTTTCCTCTTCAGCTCAAGCAACTAGCTGGACAGTAGCAAGTAGCTCTGTTGCCACGTCAGCTTCTTGGGCAAATAGTTCTAATTTCAATAATTTAACAAATAGACCAACAGGACTAGTTTCCTCTTCAGCTCAAGCAACTAGTTGGACTGTTGCAAGTTCAAGTGTAGCAACTTCTAGTTCATATGCACTTACCGCAAGTTATGCTCTCAATGGTGGAGGAGGTGGAGTTTCTAGCTCTTATGCACTGTCTTCTAGCTTTGCACTGACGGCAGCCACGGCATCTTACATTTCAGGAAATATTGAATTCCCTAATGGATTAGTAGTCACTGGGTCAGTTATAGCTACTGCTGGCTTTACCGGTTCAATAAGTGGTAATATAACAAATGCAAATACTGCAATTAGTAGTTCATATGCACTCACCGCAAGTTATGCACTAAATAGTGGTCTGACAGTATCTGCTAGTTGGGCATCTCGTTCTCTTAGTAGTTCGTTTTCTACTACATCAAGTTATGCACTAATAGCACAAAATATATTAGGAAGTATAACATCAGCAAGTTATGCATCAACTGCATCAGTAGCATTAAATGCGTTGACCGCCGTATCTGCTTCTTGGGCAAGCAGATCATTGAGTTCATCACTTGCAGATAGTGTCCAGTGGAATAACATACAAAATATACCCGTTGGGTTGGTATCTAGCTCTACACAAGCGTCTAGCTGGACAGTAGCAAGTAGCTCTGTAGCAACTTCAGCTTCTTGGGCAAATAGTTCCAATTTCAATAATTTGATCAACAGACCAACAGGCTTAGTGTCCTCTTCAGCTCAAGCAACTAGCTGGACAGTAGCAAGCTCAAGTGTAGCAACTTCCAGTTCATATGCACTTACTGCAAGCTATGCACTAAATAGTGGTCTGACAGTATCTGCTAGCTGGGCGTCTCGTTCTCTAAGCAGTTCGTTTTCTACCACATCAAGTTATGCATTGGTAGCACAGAACGTATTAGGAAGTATAACATCTGCAAGTTATGCAGCAACAGCATCAGTTTTACTTGGAAATATTCAATCAGCTTCATATGCTACTTTTGCTCAAACGGCTTCATATATTACCGGATCAGTAACATTAGATTTTATTGGTGCTGTTACTGCATCTCAATTCTTGGGTACAGGATCAAGTCCACAATTTATTGGTTCTTCTTCATATGCATTAACTGCACTTACTGCAAGTTATGCACTCAACGGTGGTGGAGGGGGAGTTTCAAGTTCATACGCATTGACTTCCAGTTATGCTACTAATGCTCGAAACGCTGTTACAGCATCTTATATAGATGGTACTGTAGATTTTCCAAATGGATTAGTTATCACAGGAAGTCTTGTTGTTACCGGTGGTATTACTGGTTCCATATCAGGTAATTTATCAAATGCTGATAATGCAGTAACTGCAAGTTATGCTCTTGTAGCGCAAACATTATTAGGTAGTATAACATCTGCAAGCTTTGCATCAACTGCATCGGTAGCATTAAATGCCTTGACCGCCGTATCTGCTTCTTGGGCAAGTAGATCATTAAGTTCATCACTTGCAGATAGTATTTTGTGGAATAACATACAAAATACACCTGCTGGATTAGTGTCTTCTTCTGCACAAGCATCTAGCTGGACAGTCGCAAGTAGCTCTGTAGCAACTTCGGCTTCTTGGGCAAATAGTTCAAGCTTCTTCAATTTAACAAACAGACCATCTGGACTAGTGTCCTCTTCAGCACAAGCAAGTGGTTGGACTGTTGCAAGTTCAAGTGTAGCAACTTCTAGTTCATATGCACTCACTGCAAGTTATGCATTGAATGGTGGAGGAGGTGGAGTTTCTAGCTCTTATGCACTAACTGCAAGTTTTGCACAGACGGCAGTTACCGCATCTTATATTTCAGGAAATATTGAGTTTACGGATGGTCTTAAAGTAACCGGATCTGTTACAGCAACAACAGGATTTACCGGTTCCTTATTTGGTACTAGCAGTAACGCAGTTTCTTCGTCTTATGCACTTACTGCAAGTTATGCATTGAATGGTGGTGGAGGTGGAGTTTCTAGCTCTTATGCACTAACTGCAAGTTTTGCACAAACCGCATCTACAGCATCTTATATAGATGGTACTGTAGACTTTCCGAATGGATTAGTAGTTACAGGATCTATCACCGCAACCGCAGGTTTTACAGGTTCTATAAGTGGAAATATTACGAATGCAGATAACGCAATCAGTAGTTCATATGCGTTAACAGCAAGTTATGCATTGAATGGTGGAGGAGGTGGAGTTTCTAGCTCTTATGCACTGTCTTCTAGCTTTGCACAGACAGCCATTAGTAGTTCATATGCACTAACAGCAAGTTACTCTACTATAGCTGATACATTAAGACAAATAACTATTAATGCTTCTGGTGCTCTTTCACCTTCATATACTGTAATTACTTCAGGATCACAGCATTTACAAGATGGAACTTATGCAGTCACTTCTCTACTTAACGGACAAGGATTTTCTAATTATAGAATATCTGGAATGATGAGTTGGTATGGCGGAGTTCCAACGATCACTGAGACTAATGAGATTGTATTACATCGTACTGGACAAACACCATCATCTGGTACTGTGTTTATGAGAACTAATAGTATAAGTGGTTCTTCAACACGACTTGAAATTGGGTCTAATCTCACTTTTGCGTCACAATCATTTACGGTTACTTTAACTAAATTTATTTAAACTATCTAACACAATTATGCTGATATGTCAATCTTTAAAATATCAAATAATATATCATATAACCCTGTAAGAGCGGGAATTATCGGAGTACAGAATAATTCTTTTGTGGGTAGACCACTTCAAACTCAACCACCGAGTAATAATTGGGATTTAGGTAGTAATTTACCAACAGGTGGTGGGTGGACGCTTAGAACAGACAATCAGTGGACAACACAATGGGGTAGTGGGTGGGACATCGCAACCAATCGTGCTCCAAATCCCGCACCGGAGATCATTACAGATCCGACTGGAACTCAACCAGCTACAACAGTTAATGGTGTCACAAAGTCGTCTTCATTGATTCTCAATCAGATCTATACGGGCACGCCGGACGGGTATGAACCACAGTTCCCATTTTTTTACTGGCCAACAACGCAAGAGCTATTTTTTTCGACGGTGTGCTATATCCCGGCTACATGGCAGCAGCCCACGACCAGTGGAGTAAAATGGTTGCTGGTAGAAGGAAGTTCAGGCGCTGGGCTGGTTGGGTGGGCAGGACTAGGTGGATCGACAAATCCCGCCCGTGTAGGACTGCCGGGGAGTCTAGTGGCTGGTGAACCTTATTGGGATTGGGTGTTTGATGCGAGCGCAAATTCTCCCTATACCGGAGTAGCAAATCTACCGCCCATTCGCAACGAACCGCTTACTAGGGGTCAGTGGCATAAACTACAGTGTTATATCCGATCAGGAGATCCAGATGTTGTGTACCAGTGGGTCGATGACGTACTAGTGACAGATTCCACTCAAACTCCTTTTACTTTTACATCTTCAACACAACGGTTTGACGGTATTCAGTTTGGTGCAACGTGGGGTGGTGGTATCGGATATCCAGCACCAGAAGGTAATGTAATCTACCATGCACGAACCGCAATTTGGACGAGGTAATTATATAGGATTTTCCCCGCTATACAAAATTTATTAAGTTTCAAATCCAGACGGAATTGTGCAACTATGGATAAACAGAATTCAGTATATAAATTATAATGATGTAAAAATTAGAACCGGTGATCGACCTAACCAGCAGTTTAATAGAATACTGTTAGCCCCATATATTGGAGATCTGTCTCCGATAGCACAAAGTCAATATATAGATAATATAACAATCTACGATAGAAGACCATGACTAATAACTTTAACATAAATCCTAACGGGAATCCCGTTCGTATTAAAGTAGGTGCTATTAATAATTTTCGTATACCTAGACCAAATTCACCTCCATTAAATGTTGCAAGTTGGCCCAATGAACCTGTCGGGTGGACTTTAATTAGTGATACGGATTGGGAGTCTGCTACTCTTGGAACTTGGACAACTGGTACTCGTTCTGGTTGGTCTTTAAAATTTCAAGATTCAACCAGAGATCAAGTAATAGAAAATATAAATGATAGTATTATTGGTGAATCTAGAGTTATGTCTCATAGATATCCTCCAAATCATATCGGAGGTGGTGGGGCAGAACCTTATATAAATATTGGTGGTAATTATCGTTCTCTATACATTGGTATGTATGTACAATTCTCATCTAATTGGTATGGACACGATGGATCAGGAATTAATAAAATTGCATATATATCCACTGAAGACGAACTTTTTTCTGCTATGTGGATTGAATACAGATCGCCTGGATCATCTGAACCTCTAGAACCTTATCTTGTTAATCAATTAGTAGATAGTGGTGGTCCAGGCATAGAAACTACACTTACTTCTGGTTATCCAGTTCGTGGAAATTGGCATAGAATAGAAGTTAGAATGGATTTAGATACACCACGTAGAGTTCGGTATTGGGTTGATGGAGTATTATGGATAGATAATAATACATTTACAGGTGCTGCTTCAGGCAGAATAAATGGTGTAACTTTATCCGGAATAATGGGTGGAATTGGTAATGCTAATAATCCACAAGAACAGTTTATGCGATATGATCGTGTACGAATATTGTGCAATTGATACCCTATTTATATAAGATACTCTCATTGAGCATAAGAAATGAAATTTGATAGATTACAAGTATTTTCTGGAATCACCGGATCATTAACAGGAAGTGTAACAAGTGCAGAAACGGCGAGCTATTTTACCGGTGGCATTGAATTTCCTAATGGACTAGTTGTCACTGGATCTATCACTGCAACTGCTGGATTTACCGGTTCTATTAGTGGAAACATTACTAACGCAAATTCTGCAATCAGCAGTTCATATGCGTTAACTTCAAGTTATGCACTTAATAGTGATATTAGTGGACTTTCTGTGTCTTCTAGTTGGGCGTCAAGTTCTGTTAGTAGTTCATTTGCAACTACTGCGTCATTTGCAAATGCATCAAATTTCAATAATTTGATCAACAGACCAAATAATTTAATTTCAAGTTCTGCTCAAATAAACAGTCTACCAAACGTATCTGCTTCTTGGGCAAGTAGATCATTAAGTTCATCACTTGCAGATAGTGTTTTATGGGGTAATATACAAAATATACCCGGTGGTTTAGTATCCAGTTCAACACAAGCAACTAGCTGGACAGTGGCAAGTAGCTCTGTTGCTACGTCAGCTTCTTGGGCAAATAGTTCAAGCTTCCTCAATTTAACAAACAGACCAACAGGATTAGTTTCCTCTTCAGCACAAGCAAGTAGTTGGACTGTTGCAAGCTCAAGTGTATCAACTTCTAGTTCATATGCACTTACTGCAAGCTATGCGCTTAATAGTGGTGGAGGTGGAGTTTCTAGCTCTTATGCACTGTCTTCTAGCTTTGCACAAACAGCAGCTACAGCATCTTATATTTCAGGAAATATCAATTTTCCAAATGGATTAGTAGTAACAGGATCAGTAATAGCTACATCCGGTTTTACAGGTTCACTTCTAGGTACTAGCAGTAACGCAGTTTCTTCGTCTTATGCTCTTACCGCAAGCTATGCACTCAATGGTGGTGGAGGTGGAGTTTCAAGTTCATATGCATTGACTTCCAGTTATGCTACTAATGCTCAAAACGCTGTTACTGCGTCATATATAGATGGTACTGTAGACTTTCCAAATGGATTAGTTATCACAGGAAGTCTTGTTGTTACTGGTGGTGTTACAGGTTCTATTAGCGGTAATATTTCTAATGCTGACAGTGCTGTATCCAGTTCATATGCACTAACTGCAAGTTATGCAACACAAGCAGTAAGTGCAAGTTTTACAAATACTGCTTCGTTTGCAAATGTATCAAATTTTAACAACTTAGTTAACATACCATTTGGATTGGTATCTAGTTCAACTCAAGCAAGTAATTGGACAGTTGCATCTTCTTCTATTTCTGAAGTAAGTAAAGTTTTATCTGGTTCATGGCAGTACCAAACAATATATAACGTTCAACAATTTGGAGCCACCGGTCAAATAAATCAAGATGCTCGTCCATTTATTCAAGCAGCAATTAATTCTGCGTCACTTAATAATGGTGGTATAGTTTTCTTACCAAAAGGAACTTACTCAATTTCAAGTTCCTTGTTTATGAGCAATAGTATTGCTCTTGTTGGTGAAGGTGTTGATGCAACAATATTAAGATCTGCAACAGAAGGAACCGGATTGTCCTTCTCTGGAAGTGCAATGATTTCTGGTTCAGATGTATTGTGGTCATATATTGGTAATATGACCATTCGTGGTGTTGGTATAGATGGTGCAACTTGTACTGGTATTTACTATACCAATGGTACACGTGAAACTCACGACCACAATGTTATTGAACGAGTTTTTATGGATGGAATGAGTACCTATGGTATTCATTGGAATAATGCATTAGGCGGTCGTATAAGTCAAGTTCGTATCAATAATACAGGTGGTGATGCAGTTCGTATCATAGGCGGTACCGCATTGTCGCTTCACGAAGTATATGCAAATGGATCTGTTTATAATGGATTTTTCCTCTCTGGCATCACTTATTCTGGATTTTACAATACCGCTGCTGATAGTTGTCGAACTGCATATAGATTAGTTGGTATTAGAAATGTATTCTTTAATGGTTGTGGTGGTGAAGCTGTTGCATCTGCAATAGGTGATCCAGATCGACCAGGTAAGTACTTCTGGGTAAGTAACTCACGAGGATTGACGTTAGATTCTTGTTATGCAAGTGGATTTGTTGATACAAATTCAACAACTAGAACATATCTAGAAGTTGATAATTCTCAAAATATAGTTGTCAGTGCATTCCGTGGTGTCACCGGATCATATGGTAATAATCCAAGTTATCGTTATAGTGTTACATCAGGTTCTTCGGTCACTATTAATTATAGTGATTTCTTTGGGCCAAGTAATACAGCACTTGAAGCATCTGCATCGGTAATTTCACTTGATGTAAACGGTATTACCACATATAGTAATTTACTTAATGCTAGTGCATCATATGCATTGACCGCATCCTATGCACTTAATGGTGGAACTGGTCAGCCTTCTGAGTCTTCTAGCTGGGCGTCAAGCTCACTAAGTAGTTCATTTGCTTCTACTTCTACGTTTGCTCAAACCGCAGCAACAGCAAGTTATATTTCAGGTGCAATTGATTTTCCTAGTGGATTTACTATTTCTGGTTCACTAATAGTATTAGGTGGAATTACTGGCTCTATTAGTGGTAATATCGGTAATGCTGATTCTGCTATATCCTCTAGTTATGCATTAACTGCATCGTATGCTCTCAATGGTGGAAGTGGTGGTCAAACGGTTTCTTCAAGTTGGGCATCTAGTTCAATAAGTTCAAGTTTTGCAGAAACTGCTTCGTTTGCAAATGTATCAAACTTTAATAACTTAATTAACAAACCAACACTAGTATCAAGTTCTGGACAAATTTCTTATACAGGTCTATTAGATATTCCAGCAGGAATTGTTTCCAGTTCTCAACAAGCGTCAACCTGGACAGTCGCAAGTAGCTCTGTGGCAACTTCAGCTTCTTGGGCAAACAGTTCCAATTTCAATAATTTGATCAACATACCAACAGGACTAGTTTCCTCTTCAGCACAAGCAACTAGCTGGACAGTGGCAAGTAGCTCTGTGGCAACTTCAGCTTCTTGGGCAAATAGTTCCAATTTCAATAATTTGATCAACAGACCAACAGGACTAGTTTCTTCTTCAGCTCAAGCAACTAGTTGGACTGTTGCAAGTTCAAGTGTAGCAACTTCTAGTTCATATGCACTTACCGCAAGTTATGCTCTCAATGGTGGAGGAGGTGGAGTTTCTAGCTCTTATGCACTAACTGCAAGTTTTGCACAAACCGCATCTACAGCATCTTATATAGATGGTACTGTAGACTTTCCGAATGGATTAGTAGTCACTGGATCAGTTACTGCAACAACAGGATTTACTGGATCACTTCAAGGAACAAGTTCATATGCACTGAATACACCACCTTTATCAGTCTACACTGCGTCATTGACTTCAGAAGTTACGATGTCAGCTAGCAACGTGTTCTATTCAGGCAGTTCCACATCCAATAGATTAGTTGTTTCACTCGACAGTGGTACATACCTTGTAAACAGCCATATGACGTTCAGAAGAACAGCAACAACTGCAAGAACCTATACATCAATACTTGGTATACTCGGTGGGTCCGTATTCGCATCAGGTAGTTTGTATATGCCATCTGTAAATCCTTCGTTGGCAACAATAGCACTTACTGGTATTGTTACCGTCACCTCTGGATCACAACTCTACTTAGCTGGTGCAACAAGTGCAGGTTCGACCAGTGAAAGTATTCAATCAAACACACAAACCAGTCTGAATGCACTGAGATTGTATTAATTTTCTAGGAGAAACATTCGTATGCCAGCACGACCACAAAACAATGAAGGAACACCCGTAGTTTCTACCTATACTGCTGATTGGGGGGGTACACATAACACAACAATTAATGTACCATCGTTTGGAGAGGGTTGCTTCGTAACGGTATCTGTAATGATTCGTGGATACACCATTAGCAATAACAATATCACTGCTACGCTTCAAGGAACCTCAATGACTGAAATCACCAGTGGATGGGGTGGAGGATCACAAACTACTAGTCGCCACTTTATTCTTGCACCAACAAGTACTGGTGTGTTAAATGTACAAGTACTTCATAACAATGGTTCAAGTCCAGATCCCACTTTGATTTGGTGTATTGCGTGGGAGGGTGTGGACGACGAATCCCCAATTGTTGGATTCTCCAACTCTACTGGTACTACTGCTAATCCAGCGTATGCAACAAACCTCTACTCTATTACTGATGACTCAGATGATGCAATAGTTGCTGTTTTTGGATCTATTATTGATTCTGAATCAATGTTGTCTACATTTGGTGACAATCCCATATATTCCAGCCGAATCACCAATGCGGAACCAACAATTCGTAGTGGTGGTACAAATACATTTGATATTAGTCTATCAAGCGGTGGAAGTCCAACTGGTCAAATAAAAACTTGGACTGGAACCGCGTGGGTTGCTAAACCTGTCAAAGTGTGGAACGGTACTAGTTGGGTTACCAAACCGGTAAAATATTGGAACGGCAGCAGTTGGATTACCACAACTTATTAATATTATTATGTCAAATCAAATAATTTTTAGACCCGGTGGATCAAACAGAGTTAATAGTGTACGAGTACTAGGATTTAGTCCCCCAATAGAACCCCCACCTAGCGGAAATTGGGAACCTACGACGAATAGACCTGGTACTGGTTGGACTACGTGGACCGACCGATCATGGAGTGCGTCAGATCAATTACAAATTGCAGGACCAAGTGGTGATTTTAGTGTACCTCGTACTTCAGATGGGTGGGACGAAGCATTTGCAAGAGCAGGAGCTTTACCAGAATTTATTAGTGGTGTGACCGGCGATCCAAATGGGGACGGTCGTATTTTACGACAAACATATAATGGTACGCCTGATGGTGCTGAGCCAAAATTTTTAAATAATGCAATACAAAGTACTCAAGAAATATTTATGGTGTTTATTTGTAGATTTGGTCCAGACTTTTTATGGCCTCCATCATCTGGTATAAAATGGTTAATTTTTGGTGATGGAGTATCAGGTTGGTTGGGGACTGGTCGTGTAGCAGGTGTATCTGGTGTATATCCTACATCAGATTTAACTCCTACGCGAGAAGCAGGCCAATTTACCGTAGATTTTAATTCAGGACACGCAACTCCAACTAGATTATTTCATGATCCAAATTTTAGTTTACCAAGAGGGCAATGGACAAAAATTCAAATGTGGTGTAGACGCGGTGGCGGAGGTGATGTGTGTAAGGTATGGTTTGATGATGTCCTAAGAATCGATAGTGATTTGGTATCGTTTAGTTATGGTCCAAACCTAACATCATTTAATAATTTAGAACTATGCTCTACGTGGGGCGGTGGTGTTGGTCAGGCCGGATACTCAGGCACTGATGTAGAATTTGATAGAGTTGTTGTTTATAGAAAATAATATTTTTGGGAGATCAATATGGCATTTGGTGGTTTTATAACGGGCAGCAATGGATTTAGTGAAGGTCCATTAAATGTAAGCTTACCTGTAACAGGCGGACCCAATAAAATTGTATTTTTTGCAGGTAATATTGGCGAATCAGGAAACCCTATTAGTTCTGTAACAGCCGGTGGTACTACTATGACCAGATTAGACAATACTTCTGGAGGCCGTGGGTTGTTTGCTATAGTGAATCCTGTAGAAAACAACGGTAATGTACAGTTTGTGATGAGTAAGGGTGGGTCAGGTGGTGGAGATGGCACAGCTATAGCATGGTATTTTACCTCTCCCAGTGCAACAGGTTGGTCCGATGTTCAGGTTGTTTCTAGTTCTACTACAACAACCGCAGATATTACTAATGTAACATCCGATGATTTTGTTACTAGTGTTTATATAGCCGGTGGTACCGGCAGGTCTGTAACAATAGGAGCAAATCAATCAGAAATTGCTACAGCATTAGCACTAGACAATTTTGGTATACTAGTAGCTTCTAATAAAAACGGTGTTGGAACCGTAACTCATTCATATACTTGGAGTGGTGGTACAATATTTGATCCTGCGTTAATGGTTGCTGTTAGAGTTGTTGGAGCAAATAGCGAATCAGGTAACCCAGAAACTATAAAAATTAGACCGACCGGTGGTAGAAATGTGTTGACTATCAGACCGGGTACAGTCAATCGAATGCGAATTCGGTAAAATAATATTTAGATCGATTATTGAGTAAACTATTAATAAAGTACGTTACCTATTTATAGAGTGACGCACTTTTTATTTTGGTATTTTTATGAGTAATATTAAGACACTGAATACTCTTAATTTAGACGATTTATATCCTGCTCTTGTATCAAGTTCTGCTCAAGTAGTGTCTTTGATCAACGGCCAAACCATTACGCCAGCATCAATTAATGCGTCAGGTCCTATTACCGGTTCAAATTTACGACTTACGAACTCTCAAATTCATGCCCCTGGTGGAATTCAACTGCTTAATGGTGGTGCTGCTCAAGGTATACGTGTTGGTAATTTGCTTGTATCGGATAATTACGGAGATACTTCATTAGTACCAACAAATGGTGCCTACATCAAAGGAGCCACTAGAATAGGTGGTTTACTTGAAGTAAGTGGAAGTAGACTGCATGCACTTGGATCAATTACTGGTAGTGGTGTGTTGTCACCAGATGTCATTGCTTCTACTAGAATTCAATCAAACGGCTATTCTACTTCTTATGGAGTAACAGGCTCAGTTTCCACAATTGGATTCAACGTTATTATGGGCACCGGTCCAAGTGCTACGTGGATGTTTACTGGTACTAGCAATGGGGAATTTAGAGGTGGATATCAAGTATTAGATGCAGGTGGTGTAGGCCGATTATATTTGGGTTCTAATTTCCTTAACTTTCAAACTGGATCAGGCACTTGGATTAACTTGAGTAATATTGGTACTCTATCTGTTAATAGTAATGCCACAATTCAAGGTAACGTAACAATCAATGGTAATACTACTTTAGGTGACGCTACGAGTGATACAGTCACACTAACTGGTCGAATCAACTCTAATGTTCAGTTTACAACAGATAATACCAACGATATAGGTGCCTCAGGTGCAAATCGTCCACGTGATTTATTCTTGGGTAGAAATGCAGTAGTAGGTGGATCAATTACTGGTAGTGGTGTCTTGTCGTCAGGTGATATTACTAGCACCAGTGAAGATATTTGGGTCAGAAATTCATCAGCAGTTCAAGTCAGATATAATCTGCAAAATTCAAATCGTCGTATACTCTATTATCTTAACTCAGCTGGCACCACCTATGGTCTGTATGATTCTACAGCTCAAATGGTTGTTTGGGAGTATGTGGATGGAGTAGATAGATTAGATTTAACCAGAAATGTAAAGGTCTATGGTAGTACTACTCTCGGAGATTCTACTGCTAATAGCATTACATTTGCTGGTCGAGTCAATTCTAATATTCAATTCTCAACAGATAACACTAATGATATAGGTGCCTCAGGTGCAAATCGTCCACGTGATTTGTTCTTGGGTAGAAACATAACTGCTGGTGGTGCTATAGTAGCTGAATCAACTACAGCAGCAATTGAGGTATTGCTGTCATCAAGCAGTGGTAGTATCTCATCTAGAAGAAATGTTAACTCCGTAGAACACCATATCCGTCCAAACTCGGGTAGAAATGGTTGGATATCATTTACTGAAGACTCTGTTGCTGATAGATGGTTAATTGGTATAGTTAATGGTGATTCTAACCTGTACTTTAGAACAGGTACACCTACTAGTAATACCACCAGAGTTACTGTAGCTTCAAATGGTAATGTTACTGCAGCAGATTTCATCTTGAGTTCTGATATTAGACTGAAGGAAAACTTGGTTCCAATCAGTAATGCACTGGATAAGGTGAATACTCTTACTGGGTATCAGTATAACTTCAAAAACAGTGAAACTAAGCGTCTTGGTGTAATTGCTCAAGAGGTACAAAAGGTGGCACCTGAAGCAGTTACAGAGGGATCAAATGGATATCTAGGCGTCAGTTATGACACCCTTGTTCCACTACTTATTGAGAGTATCAAAGAACTAACAGCTCGAATTGAACAATTGGAGAAGAGATAATGGTATTAAATTTAGCTGAATTAATTAGAGCATCAGGGTTTACAGGAGTGGCAGGACAAGGCTTTGTTAACCACGTGACTGGATCAGAAAGCGGATCAAAAATGACTGATTATCGTATTTCTGCTATTAGTTGGGTTGGATTTCCAGACGATACAATTACTTACGTCAATAATCCACAAGTATTTCAATTTACAGCGACTATTACCCGTGGACCAAAGGCTCATTTGATTCAAAGAAATACAGCTGATGCATGGTTTGCTGAATTGGATTCTCCACCCCCAGGGGCAAGTGTAAGTTTCACTAATTTTGTACCGCTTGGTAATCCACTTGGGGCCACTCACGAATTTGACGTGTCAGTTACTCCAGCATATAACGGAACACCAGCGCCTGGTGTTAGTGGAAGTTTACTGCCCGATAACACTCCAGAGTTCTTTGCATCTATTGGAACATTCGGCGGGGGTGGTAGTAGTAATTTGACCTTAAGACTAACGTATGATCCAGATAATGCATTGTTTAATCCGGCTATTACTGGTAGCTGGTCATTTGATCTGAACAACAGAAGTTTCGTGCTTTCAGACTTTGAAGTTCGTTGGTACGAGAGTGCATCAGATCGAAGTTCTGATACAAACCGGCTTGATACTGCTAATTACTATAACCATCCAGTCGTATTGAATATATTTGAGTCATTTACTGCTTATGCACGGTTTGTCAGATTAGCGGATAATGCTATGTATGACACAGAAGCCACGGTTACAAGAAATGCTTAATTTAGGAGAAAGATAAAAATGCCAACTTGGACACTGAGAAACTATGAAGTCAATTTAATTGAAGATCTCGTGTATTGTCAGTTGTATCGTGTATCAGAAGGAGATGAGATTATCCGAAATGTCTCTATTCAGCAAGAAGAAGTCTCTGATATTGCGGAAAACCCAGATGGATGGACTGATCTTGAGCTGTGTGCTGCTCTCTCTGGTTCTCTCGGATTAGATGTTGTAATAAATTAAGTATTCAAAATTCTTGGGTAAAAGTTTTCACGACTAGTTATATATAAGACTTATCGGGTTGGTTTACTCATTAATAAATAATTTAGGAGAATTACAATGGAAATTTTAGCAGCTTTGTTGGTGATAGGTATTACAGTTGGAATTGTTATTTTTAACTTAAAACACAACCGTTCTAACACGAACGATGTTCGATATGGTGGTGGAGTAACATTAACGCCTACCGAACCAAAAACTGGCAATGATCAAGAATTAGATAAAGTAACAGAAGGATAATATTGTTTTAAACATTAATAAATAATTTAGGAGAATTACAATGGAAATTTTAGCAGCTTTATTGGTAATAGGCATTACAGTTGGAATTGTTATTTTTGATTTAAAGTACAACCTTAGTTCTAACAAGAACGATGTCCGATACCGAACCAAAAAATGGAAATGATCAAGAACTAGATAAAATAACAGAAGGATAATATTGTTTTAAACATTAAAAAAATTAAGAGGGTTATATGGATAGAATCAAACTTTCCGAGCTAGAGCTACAGGAAATAATAGACTTGCGCCGGGAGCTAAGTCAAGTGGTCTTGAATGTTGGTCAGCTAACACTTGATAAAAACATTATCGAAGATCAACTCGAAACTATGCAACAAAAATATATCGGTTTAATGCGTAGAAATGAACAACTAATAGAAAAATTAGAAGCCCGTTATGGTGCAGGCAACATAGACTTGTCAACTGGTGAATTTGTTCCCTTAGAAAATAAAGAATAAACTAGAAAATTTAGAAGGGCTTGACAAACAGAAAAACTTGTTTATATTCCGGACTGTCAAGGACGGGAAATAGCAAGTTTTATAATTGCTTAGTATAAGCACTATAGAACTTAAAACAATTATTAATTATGAGTTATGAAATATTAATGCCTTTTGGCAAATATAAAGATTTATCACTAGGTTATATTAAAGATTCAGATCCAAATTATTTAAAATGGTTAGCTCAAGCTGATGGTATTCCTAAAAAATGGAAAGAAGCAGCAATGCTTGTTTTGCATGGAAAATCATTAGATCACTTAGGACTAAAGAAATCCGCCCATCAAGGCACTCGTTCAAAAGCAGAAGTGTGGTGTATTAAAAAAGACTTGTTGGGTGTCAGATTTGATTATGATAAAGAACTACTCAGTCGATTTAAACACGAAATAGATGGTCGCAAATGGAATAATGAAGAAAAGCACTGGGAGTTCCCAGCTGCTCAACTTTTGCGTTTAATAGACTTATTTGGTGGTAAGCAAAACATCATTGCAGATGATGATGTTAAAAAAATATATACCGAAGAAGTTAAACGTCGAAAAGAATTAGACCAAATACGAGTTCTAGAAGATACTGACATTAAAATTGATACAAAGTTGGATTTGTATCCATACCAGAAGGTTGCGGTACAGTTTGCTGAGAGAGCCGGTGGAAGAGCTATGATAGCAGACCAAATGGGTCTAGGCAAAACAGCAACTGCAATTGGATATGCAGTAAAGCACAAATTGAAAACTATTGTAGTTTGTCCAAAGTCTGTTGTTCCGAACTGGATGCGTGAAATTGAACGATTTACAGGGAAAAAGGCAGTGTTATGGGATAATCAAGGTAAGTATGGACGAGTCGATGCGCAGTATCATGTTATTCATTATGACGCAGTTTCCAAGCACGTCGCTGAATTTAACAAGATTGGGTTTGATTTGCTAGTTTGTGATGAAGCAACGTATTTAAAAAACCGTAATACTATTCGTTCAAAGTCGGTGTTAGGTTTTTGGAAAGAACGACGTAAGTATCCAGGTATTAAAGCAAAACATTGTTTGTTTTTAACAGGAACACCGGTATTAAATCGTCCAGTAGAAGCATATCATTTATTACACTATTTGGACAGTAATCGATTTGCAGATTTTTTTAATTTTATTAATCGGTACGGTGGGTGGCGTGGTGAAGAACCTAAAAACTTGAATGAATTGCATGAACGTACAAAAGACCTTGTAATAAGACGCCTTAAAAAAGATGTGTTAAATGAAATGCCACCGAAACAACGCAACAAAATGTATGTTGCTATGACGCCTGAAGAACTAAAAGAATATAATGAACACTTACGTACTGTATTCAAGAAGTGGAATGTATTGGGAAAACCAACTGTAGGTCAAATGCCTGGCGTTCAGAAATATCTATTGAATCGAAAATTACCGATAGCAATGGAGATGGTTGACAATTTACTAGCAGAAGATCGTGGTATTTTGATTTTTTCTGTATTTGTTGATCCATTGAAGTTTCTTAAAAAGCATTATGGTGATAAAGCTGCAATAGTCATTGGTGAAATGAGTTCAAAAGATCGTCAAAACAGTATTGACAAGTTAACCAGTGGAGAAGCAAAGATTGGTCTATTCTCTCTTGGTGCTGGTTCTATGGGTATTGATGGATTACAACGTCAAATTGACACCGTACTATTTTTGGACCATTGGTGGGTACCGTCTGTGCATGAACAAGCGGAAGACCGGGTGCATCGTATTGGTCAAAATAATCACGTACAGATTTATTATATGATCTGTGAAAATACTATGGACGAGCATATGAGTCAGCTATTGGAAGAAAAGTTACGAGTTGTTGAACTGATTACAGATGGTAAGTTGATCACTGCTGGTAACTATAATAAGTCCTATTTTAAAGAATTTTTTGAAAAGTTACGTCAAGATTACAGAGAAGAGACCAAAAATCTAGACGTTAATAAAATTGTAGATGATGATGAACTTCCCCAAATTTTACAATAGATTGTATTTATAAGAGAACACTGAAAGAGGGTTTTATATGAGTGAATTTTATCCACCAGAGGTTATTGAATTACCATCAAAAGGAAGGTTTTACGAACCATCCAATCCATTATCAAAGGGTACGGTTGAACTGTATTATATGACAGCTCGACACGAAGACATTATTATGTCTACTAATTTAATCAAGAAAAATATTATGCTGGAAAAGCTTTTTGAGGAATTATTAGTAGATAAAACTATTAAGTTTACCGATTTACTAATTGGTGATCAGAATGCATTGATCATTGCTGCTCGTATTATGGCATATGGTAAAAATTATGAAGTAGATTATTTATGTGATACTTGCAATCAAACTTCACAAGTAGTAGTTGATCTTGAAAAGTTTGAGACAGAAAATGATGAAGATACAACGGTGTATGGAAAAAATGAATTAGAATTTACCTTACCGTTTAGTAAGGCACACATAACATTCAAACTTCCAACCGTTGAAATTGAAAAAAGAGCTCTTGAAGAAGCATTAGCAATGGCTCGTATTAAAAAAACTGATGCAGAACGTGATATGACTACTCGTTTGTCATACATAATCACATCAGTAAATGGTGATTCTACAACTGGTGCGATTCGTAAGTTTGTAAACAACATGCCAGCACGTGATGCTCGAGAATTTAGAAATCATATCAGAAATGTTATGCCAAATGTGAATATGCGTCAAGATATTGAATGTCCTAAATGTGGTGCCGTTGGCAATAGGGAGGTTGCCCTTGGGCCTAAGTTTTTTTGGCCTGACATCAGATTATAAAAAGTCACTTCATATGTCTTTATTTAATATGGTAACGTTTAGCAATGGTGCCTGGAGTTGGGAAACTTTGTATAAGTTACCTGTTTGGTTACGTGAGTTTTATATTAACGAATTTGTAAAAGTTAAAAAGCAAGAACAAGAATCTATGAAAAACTCATTACCTAGAGCGTAACTAAATGCAAGGATTATTTGGAATTACTAATTTACTGTACGGGGCGTTGCCTTTAAACATAGTTTCATCTGCCTTGTCTCCCGAACAAGTACAAAAAATACAGCAGGGAGTACAAGATAAAATAATAAATGCAATTATAGAATTGGAATCTAAAATAATTGAAGCTAGGTTTAAAGTAGCGTTGCTAACAAACAAATTTTTATTGTTTTCAGCAGCACTCAATGGAGCCATAGCAACAATACTTAATACAGTTGGAATTGTTGCTGATGATGCTCGTCAAGCCGGCGAAAGTCTGTATTTTGCAATAAAAACTTCTGTTACATCAATCTTTGATTCATTACAGAGTCTTTTGTCTGGAAGAGTTATAACACCTCTTTCATCCGCTCGAATTGAACGTGCTCTTGCAAAAGCACTTGCTTTTAGAGGTAATGAACTACTACGCCAGTATACTGGTGATTTAATGAATGCCGCTGGATTAAGTGCTCAAGACGCTGGTAAGATTAGTGCTATGTTTTACCGTATGAGCGGATTTAATGAACGGTTTATAAAAGATCTTGAAAATGCAGCACGTGGTGTACAAGAAAAATTTGGAATCCCAATGCGGGATGTTATTCTTCAACTTGCTGAAAACGCAAATGTAGCAGCACAATATATTGGTAGAAGTGCTCGGGAAATGGCAAACGCTGGATTAGTAGCTCAACGAACTGCTATTTCTCTTTCAAAAGCAAATGATATTTCAAATAATCTTGTATCAGATTTTGAAAAAACATTGATTGCTCAATCAGAATTACAATCCATGTTTGGTGTTGGATTTAATTTAGATGAAGCGTTATATGCCGCTCAATTCGGAACACCAGATCAAGTAGCTGAAATACTGTCTTCTCAAATTCGTGGATTAGGGATTCAAAATATAAATCAACTTCCACGTTCTATTCGTAATGCACTAACTAGAACGTTTGGTTTTGATGACGCACAACTACAAAATATTTTACAAGGTAAACCCCCAGAAATGGCAATGGGCGAAGCACAGGAAAAAGCCATTGATGGATTACAAAGATTTACAGAAGGTTTATTTAATGCTATTGGTGGTTTAAAAACATTAACAGCAGCAATTACTACTGCTGTAACATTATTATTTACCAATTTAGCATTTAAAAATCTATTAACTAGTGGAACTCTTCAATCTGTATTAACAAGATTTGGAATAAATGCTGCACAAACAACTGCTGCTGCAGCAGGTGCAGCAAATATAGCAACTACTGCCGCAGGCGCTGCAACTCAAGCAGCAGCTGGAGCTGCTGCAACAGCAGCTGGATCAGCTGCTATGCTGTCAAAGATGTTTCCTTATTTAAAAGGATTACCGATGAGTCTTGGGAAACTTGGGCTTGGTGGACTGGGGTATCTTGCTGGTAGTGGTATTAAGTCAATATTGGGAGATTCGCCAAAGTATGCTGTTTTAGGTAATGCGCTTGGAAGTGCTTTACAATTTGGTTCTATTGGAGCTACGATTGGATCATTTATACCTGGACTTGGACCACTTGCAGGTGGTTTAATAGGTGCAGGAGCTGGTGCTATCTATGGTACATTAACTTCACCATCTCAACAAAGTTTACAATCAACGGTTGATGAAAGAGCAAAACTTCAAACATTACGAGATATGGCACGTAAACGAAGCGAAGAACTGTTAATGGAACAAAACAGAATTCTTCAAAAGATGTCTGCTCAAAACGGTAACAAGGAAGTAAGTGTAAGCATTGATAAGATTGCTGATGCTGCTGGTCGTGTATACGGGTAACATTTGGAGAACACTGTGGCAATTTTCAAAGGACTAGAAGAAAGATTTTTAGAACGACAACAAGAACTTTATACAAAGTATCCAGCACAAGATGGTTCTGGACAACCATTTTTATTTAAGCTGCCAAACGATCCTCGAAGAGACCAACGTAACACCAGTCGATTTTTTCCAGCGCAAGCTGCTCGGAATCAATATGATCGATTCTTGACGTTTGGTCGCACAGGTCGTGGGAAAGAGTTTTATCGCACTGAAACAATTCTTCAAACTGGTAATACTTTTACTGAAACTCGTTTAATAAACCCACTATTCGTATTAAGCAATGTTAATCCAAACACGATGAATCTTCGTATTCGTCGTAATATTTTAGCTGCAAAAGATTTAATATTAGCAGATAGTGCTGTTCCATCTGCTGGTTATGCTGGTAGACTTCATAAAGAAACATACAATAATGTATTAGCCGGAATAACACCGCAGTCAAATATTCTTCGATCATTAATTAGAATAATTCCGTCTAATCGCATTACACGGGTTATTGGTGAGGGATTACAGATTTACCGAACGGTGACTCAAATAGGTTCAAATGGTATTTTGGGTGTCAATGAAAGACCTGAACTTAATATTGATGGTCGAGGTGGATTATATAGCGTATACTTAAACCAGTCTATACGTCCTCAAGGGCTAACAGGTATTCAAGAACTACGAGGGGTTGTTGGATCTATTGCCACTGCAAATCCTCGTAATGCAATTAAATTATTAAACAGTGGATTGCGAAAAGTACGCAATGAAGTGGCAAGAGAAGTAAATCAATTATTTGGTGGACGAACTGTTATTAAAGTAACTGATCAAGAAAGTAAACTTCAACAGTACTTTATTACTAGTAAAGATAGCGTTAATGGGTATTTAGATACAAATAACAGACCAATAACTTTACAAGGATCAAGAATTCCAAGATTTAAACCAGTATCCTCATTACTGCAAAAAAGCAATAATCTTGAAAAAATAGAAGCAGTTCAAAGTGAAGTTTTAGGTAGAAAAGAAACACAACAAGAAGTTGATATATTAGCTAATGCTTTACGTAGTCAAGGATTGGGTGGACTTATAAGAAATCAAACAGTATCTCGTCAAGATACGATAGCTCAATCTTTAGCAAAATGGAGAGCTACAACTGGATCTATAGCAAACCCTATGGGCTATCTTACCAAAAATTTGAGCCGTGATGAAGACTTTTCACAAAATGGGTCAGATCGTGTACGTGGTACAAAATACGGTGATCTATTCAATAGAGGTAAGACATTCTATTTTGGTTCAGAAGAAAGCATTAATTTAAAGAACAATGGTTTAGTAGACTTATATTTTTATGATTATGTAAATTCAGTAGCAGTTCCATTTAGAGCAAATATAGCTGGACTAACAGAAAGTGTTATTCCAGAATTTGAATATACGGTTAAGTATATTGGTCGTATTGATCGTAATATTACCTATACAGGAGCTATTCGTAAACTTCAATTCTCTCTAGTTGTGTATGCACTTGGTAAAAGTGAACTACGTACTGTAAGACAACGTGTACAATATCTTACCGGATTGTGTTTCCCATCTAAATATAGCGTTAATAACAAATTTATGGTTCCTCCACTTATAAAGTTTACACTTGGAAACTTGTATAGAAATCAGCCAGCATTTATAGAATCGTTGTCAAATATCATAGAAGATAATTATACGTGGGATATAAATGAACAAGTACCAATGGGTATAAGAGCTAATCTTTCGTTGGTATTGTTAGAAAATTCTGAAGTTAGGTCATCTAGCGATGCATTTTATGCATATGATCCAGAAAGAGCTCAATCTGGTCAAGTAACTGGTGCTTCTAATATTCCACAACCATAAAATAGAGATACAATATGAGTAGTCGTCCGCAAGATCGATATGTTAAACTTGAAACTAAAAAACTACCTAATGGTCGTGTAGTATATAAATCAACACGTCCAATAAAAGTTACTGTAGACGAACTTACTGATATAAAACCTGATAGAAGCGATGTTCGCAGATTTGATACATTGGCATATAAATACTTAAATTCAGCACAGTCTTGGTGGAGAATAGCATCTGCTAATAATTTAGTAAATGGGTCAATTAATATTCCACCTAATAGAGATATCATAATACCAAGAGGTTAATATGGCAGAAGATCGAAAGCCATTTCCAAACATAAATTCATTACGACGGTTTGTTCGTGAAGAATTAATTAGAAGAAAAACTAATCTATACCCAACAATTTCATCTCCTTTTGTACGATTTACATCATGCAAAGAAGATGTTAATTCATTAGGTAATTCTACGAATTATCGTTATTTTACGTTAGGGTTGCATGGTTATGAAAATAAATCTGCAAATATTTTTGATTTAGTATATGGTGGAGATCGTGAATTTGTTGGTTATGGATATATACAAAATACTTCTCCAGATGTGACTGATGAAAACTACTATATACAAAAAAATATATATGCTGATGATTTAACGTTTGATCGATCTATTTTTGAAAATTTAACTCCGCAACAAACTGAAAATGCAGAAGTAATAGTTCGTAATGTAGAAAAACAACAAACAGAAGTAATTGGAAGGGGGGTTCATCCAAGCCCTGGTGTTACTAGTGTTTCTATTAATAAAAGAGCTATGGGTGCTCCTATCATAGCTACTGTAGAGTGGATTTGTTATAATAAACAACAACTTGAATTTTTACGTCACCACTTTATGGTGATTGGATCATTTGTAGTATTAGAGTGGGGTAATACTTACGTAAATACAAATCCTGCAGGATCAGAGTCAAAAATTATTCCTGTATATCCACTCAAATTTAATCATAAAAACATAGATGATGAATTAATTGCTGCCTATAAGGGTGGTAGAAGTTATATTATTGAAAATTATGTAAAACCATCATCTGGTAACTATGATTTTATGATTGGTGTGGTTGGTAATTTTAAAATAGAATTTGATGCAATGCGCAATGTGTATAAAATTACCACTTTTGTATATAGTGCAGGTGAATATTTGTGGGGCATTCGTAATGATATGACTTCTACAAAGGCAGTGTCTGACACAAACCCTGCCGATGGTAGTATTACGACTATTCACGACTTCTTCAAAGAAGATTCAGCATTTACTGGATTACTTACATCTGAAAAGTGGTGGAAGTCAGGAAATATAGCATATTTTACGAAAAAAAAGCAAAATAAAAGAGAAAAATCTGTTGTTGTAACTGTTGATACTGGAGTAGGAAACAGACCTTTGTCTAGAACTGAATTTGAAGTAAAATCAGAAGATGATGATTATGGAGTGTCTGGATACGATAGAACATTTATCACAATTCCATTCTTTTTAAATGTAGTATTACCTACTATTGTAGATCTTACAATACCGCCTGGATCAAAGGAAGAACTTCTTAGAACACTACCAACTGCAAAAGATGAAAATCTTGTGGGGTTTAGTAAAAAACTGAAATCTACTGACCCCAATAGAATGTTAATATACAACTCATATATAGCGGGTGATAGATTAAACTACTATAGCCCATTAACAGGCGGATTTTCATTTGATACACCTGAATTAATACCAACTGGTGATTTTAGTGACTCTAGTAAAAACCCTGGACAGGCATCATTGAATAGAGGTGTTTGGTTAAATACGGGTATGATTAAACGAGTTTTTGAATCATCCCTTACAGTAGAACAGGCATTGCGTAGTATTTTAATAGAAATGAATATAGCATCTGGAAATTTTTGGAATCTAATCTTATTTTTTGATGATGATTTAGGAAGATTTAGAATAGTTGATTATAATGGAGGATCACTTGACGGCGTTTCTCGATCAATGTTTTATATTTTTAATGAAGGATCGCAGGGAGAAACTACATCAATTGAGTTTGATTCGGCATTTCCTCCAGAACTCACCACTCAAATGGCACTTATTGCGTCTTTTAAATCAAGATCGCCTCAAGAAAGAAAACGTTTATTGGAGAAGTATCCACTCATAGGAACTACTTCTCATTTTGCGTTTGCAATGAATTGGACAAATTTAACAGATATAATATCTGAAAAACTTCGTAATCCGCCGTCTAATTCAAATTACTTTTACGGACCACAATCATTTGATGCCTCAGACCAGAGAGGACAAGAACAACGTACTATTAATCAACTAGGATCAGACGTTAACACATTAGGTGTTACGTCAAATATAGGAAATACATCCGCCGGTTCAAGAATAGGTGAACCTTCTAAAGTAGATAAAACCTTAACTCCAACCGTATCTACATCAAATACAGGTGAACCTGTAAAGATTAAAAAGAGTATTGAAACTCGATATTTAAAAACACTTCAATACAATAATAAAATTGAAAAATATGCAACAGAATTTGGTGTAGACCCAATTGCTATTAGAACCATTATTGCAATAGAGTCAGATGGTAACCCCAGAGCGGAAAGAACGGAAAATAAAAAAGACCCAGTTACCGGTGTTGTATATACGAAAGATAAAAGCTTTGGTTTGATGCAGCTACTATCTGAAACGGCACAAGGAGTTGCTAAAAAAATTAATATAACTTATAAAGATATACCATCTCGACAGGTTGATGAAACAGAGTTTTTTAGAAGTTGGCGTGCCAGACTACAAGACCCAGATCTTAACATTAGATTGGGCACTAAATATTTTAAAGATATGTTAATTGAGTCTGCTTTAAAATACCCGGATGCAGATATTCGTGATGCAGCATCGATGTATAATGCTGGGCCTGGAATAGGTGGACGCAGAACAACAGAACGACTTGGTAGATATTGTGCTAGATTTGATAAAAATGGAGAATGTGAGCCTGGGTATTTACTAAACAAAATACCAGCTAACGAATTTCCCAATCAATCATATGTTAAAAAGTTTGTTGAACATTATGAAGCATTTAAAATATTAGAAGCGGAACGAAATAATATAGAAATAGATCCTAATGAACCACTATTTTCTCCAACTATAGAAAATATTGATAAGTTTGAAGAGGCCGAGTCCATTGCAAAAGCTGAGGCAGCCGAGCTTGCAAAAATAAGAGAAAAGTTTCAAAATTTCCTTATAGAAGGTTTAATACATCCAAATCCTTCTAGAATGCGACGTGAAATTTTGAAAGATGGTATGTCATTAACACCTCCACAAAACAACTTTATAGCACCTTTTCCAACAACCGCTAAGATAGAGTTGGTAATACCGGGTATATCTGGATTTTCTATTTCTGACTCTTTCTTAGTAGATAAATTACCATTTATTTATGAAGAATATGGGTGCTTTCAAATAACACAAATAACTGATAATATTACACCAGAAGGATGGTATACAAGATTACGTGCAATATTTAAACTTTTATGGTTTGAAGGAGTACCTAGATGAGCGACATTGAAGATTATAACAGAATAAACGGCGCCGCTGGATTGGTACTAGTAAATTTACCAAAATATGATTATATTCCAAAAATTTCCAAGTCAGATCTTGACAAAGGGTATATTACTCGTTATTTTGCACAGAGATCAAATTCCAAATCTTCTGAAATACGAGAATTGAGTAAGGCTGACTATAATTTTATTAGGTTAAGTAACTTACATACTACAGTAGAAATGGAATGGAGAATATCTGGTAAAAAAGAAGATGAGTTCAAAGGAAATCTACGAACTTATATTGGAGTAGAATCTTCTAATAGAGCAAGTCTTGAAAGAGCTATGCAAGTTTTACCAGGACTGAAGTTTAAAATACGAAATATGCTTCAATTTTATAGAGAATTCTAAATATGTCTAAAATGGTTATTGTTGAAAATAAAACCGAGTTTAATGAGTTAGAAAAAAATCTATATGATAAAGTAGTATTTGCTGTTCCAATCTTCTCTTCTATAAAAGATAATCCGGTCATAAACGCCCCGAGCGTTTTGATTTTACAAATTTTTGGAGACAGCACTTTGTACGTGTTACCATTTAGTCATAACGATGCATTGTCTATCCCCCGCGAGTGGGTATCAAAATTGACTCCTTCTAGATGGATAACACCTTATTCTAGATTTCTAATGCATGCATTTTCGGAAATTCAATCACCTATCGTTGATTTCCAATCAATACAATATTTACGTGGTCAAATGATAGATTTTGACGTATTACGACCACTAACGATGAGCACTATTCAGTCAAAGTTTAGTAATATCAAAAATGTGAATAAATCAATTCCTTTGATGACATTAATGGAGTATGGGCAGCAAGTAATTGATATAATGAATTATAATATGCATAGTTCAAAAGACTATTATAATTCTGCATTGAATAATATCATCTTACCTGTTTGCCATTTTATTGAATCTTCGGGAATTCACGTTGATGAAGAATTATTTGTTAAACATTTTGGAGAAAAGTCTAAAAATTTAATAAAAAATGGATTGGTATATTCGTGGTATAATCCATATACAGCTGCGGGCCGAGTGTCCAATAGTTGGGGCGGGATAAACTTTTCAGCTCTTAATAAATCAGATGGAAGTCGTGAATGTTTTACTAGCAGATTTCCAAATGGAAAAATGGTTTTAATTGATTTTGAATCGTTCCACCTAAGATTAGCCGCAAAACTGATGAATTATCAGTTAACAGATAAACCTGTGCATGAAATGTTGGCTAAGCAATATTTTGAAACTGACGAAATAACACCTGAACTATACGATGAAGGTAAAAAGATAACATTCCGTCACTTATACAGTGATACTCGAATGAAAAATCCCATCCCTTTCTTTCAGGCAATTTATCAATATACAGATGATATATGGAAGCTGATCAATGAGAAAGGACTAATTTACTCTATATTAGGTAGGCCAGTTTACTTACAGAATATAGACAATCCATCTCCTGCAAAGGTATTCAACTATCTATTACAATTAACGGAAACCGAAGTAGTATTTAAAAGCCTTTATGACCTGAAGCCTGAATATTCTAACGCTAAGTCTAAGGTAGTACTCTATACTTACGATAGTATTTTGATTGATTGGTGTCCTGACGACGGTGAAGAAATTTTAGTTAAAACAATTGAAGTTCTTGAAGAAGATCGAACATTTCCAACTAGAATTTATGTCGGTCAAAATTACCACAATATGAAAAAGACAGCCATAGAGTCACTAATTTTGTAGTTAAATAAACTATTTATTTGGGTATGTGGTACTTTTGGAGAATGCAATGAAACATACCCAACTATTGTGTACTTTTTGTACAGAAGATACACTAAATGAAACTGTTAAAAAAGTCATTAACACATACAAGGTTTCTTTCGATTCGATTTATGTACTTAAAAATACAGAAGACGGCAAGTCTTTATGTCTAACATATAATGTAGAGGTTAGAGATACACCTTTATTTGTACCTGAATCAACAATTTCTCTGCATCGTAAAAAATCTAGTAATACCTTGTATACAATTAATGCATTAAACTTACTTATTACTGAACTAAATAATGGTAAGTTTGATAAATCATATAAAGTAAAATGGGATGATTACAAGAATACTATTCTTGTAACTGCCTATTCAAAACTCAAGAAAATACAGACAGAACTAAAAGAAATAATAAAAGTAAGTGAGTTTGAATCTGCTTATAGAGATTCTTAATGAAAAAAACACTGTTTATTTTTGACTTTGATGATACGTTGGCTAGAACCAAGTCTAGAATTAAAGTTTCTAACCCGAAACGGGGTGAGTTTATGCTCACCCCGGCAGAATACGCAGTGTATAAGCCAGACCCAAATGACCAGTTTGATTATTCAGAATTTGATGAATTAATACATCCTGAAGAATTACCTGGTTATGTTAAACGTTTAAAATCTGCAATAAAGCATGGTGCTGATGTTTCAATTGTTACCGCCAGAGGATCGGCTAAACCTGTAGCTAAATTTTTACAAAAAATAGGTATTAAAAATGGAGTTAAGATTGTTCCTGTTGGAAGCTCAAATCCAACGAAAAAAACAGAATATGTTGAAAAGAAAGCAAAAACAGGCCAATATAAAAACGTGGTTATGTATGATGATTCTACCAAGAATATTCAAGCGTTCAACCAACTTGGTAAAAAATATCCAAACATATTATTCCACGGTCATCAAGTATCACACGAACTTCGCCCAACAGTTGATAGAAAAATAGTAATGCAGGGACTAGATCAACGTATAAAAAACCCAGAAACAGGCAATAATATTTTAGTTCGTACTGCATTATCATATGATAAAGAACACCCAGCACGGAAGTCAGCTATAAAGTTTTTAAGTCATTATCGTCGTAAGCAATTAGAAGAAGATATGACATTACCAAATTTACGTAAATATGAAATACCCGTGGGTGTGCCATCACATAATATAAGAAATAAATTTGAACGTGATATACCACACCCTGCGAGAGAAGACAAAAAAGTTTGGGGTGGTATGACAAAAACTTCTCAAATCATAAAAAATAACGTTAAGAGAAATGCCCCTTGACAAACGAAACATAGGTAGTTAAACTACTTATATGTAAGAACTAAAGGTTATGTTTATGTACTTACAAATTAAACCATTTACTAAATTAGGAGTTAATTATGCCATTAGACATTAATGCACTTAGAAAAAAGCTCAATCAACTTAGCGGTAATAATGCTCGCAAAGACATTCAATGGAAGCCGCCCGAGGGAACCTCTGTAATTCGTATTGTTCCCTATGTAAACAATCCAGATAATCCTTTTGTGGAGATGCTATTTCACTACATTGGTCGCAAAACTTATCTATCTCCACTAAACTTTAACGAACGCGATCCAATCCACGAATTTGGTCAAGCAATGCTTGATGAAGGCGGATTGTCAAAGGAAGAATGGAAGAGAGCAAAGGATTTCTTAGCAAAGCCCCGTACTTTCGTACCAGTTGTTGTACGTGGTCAAGAGGATCAAGGAACTCGTTGGTGGGCTTTCGGTAAGTCAACCTTTGAACAGCTTGTTACTATTATGACCGATCCAGATTATGGTGATATTACTGATCCTGAAACTGGACGAGATATTAAGGTTACTTTTATTCCTGGGGATAAGAGCCCAACCAAACTTCCAAAGACTGAAATTCTTGTCTCACCAAAGCAGACTGTTCTTACTACTGACAAGGAGTTAAAGAAGAAGCTTCTTAATGAACAGCCTGATCTTATGGAACTGTATGAGCGTCAATCATACGAAGATCTTTCACGTGTTCTTGAAAGATACCTTAATCCACACGCAGAACAACCCCGTGTTACAGTTAGCAAAGAAAATGCATCTTCTGATTGGGGTGATGAAGAAGTACCTGAGTCTCCAACTGCAAAGAAGGCAAGTGCTTCTCAAGCAGTCAGTGTAGACTTTGAAGAAATTTGGAATTCTTAATCTAAGATAAAGACAATATGGGTGTCATTTATTTGACGCCCATATTGTCTCTTATCACTTTTAGAGGTAATATATGGCAAGAGCAAAAATAGAAGATAGTTTAGCAGATTTAATATCTGCTAATTTAAATAAGTTATTTAAAGACACAGATAAAGTAGCATATATTGGTGAAGAAGAAACTCCTGTTGATTTAATGGAGTTTGTTTCTACTGGTTCAAGCTTGCTAGATTTAGCAATTGCAAATCGTCCTTACGCTGGTATTCCCTTCGGACGAATTACAGAACTAACAGGTTTGGAAGGATCAGGAAAGTCTCTAGTTGCTGCTCATATAATGGCTAACACTCAAAAAATGGGTGGTGTTGCAGTTTTGATTGATACTGAAGCAGCTGTTAACTGGGAATTCTTTAAAGCTGTTGGTTTAGATCGTTCAAAGAATTTTGTATATGCACAGATTGAAACAGTAGAAGACATTTTTGAAGCTGTCACAAATATTATTGAATCAGTGCGTAAATCCAGTAAAGATAAGCCTGTAACGATTGTTATTGACTCAATGGCCGGTGCTTCTACAAAGATGGAAATGGCATCAGACTTTGAACGTCAAGGATTTGCAACTGGTAAAGCAGTTATTTTATCTACAGCTATGCGCAAGGTTACTACAATGCTTGCTCGTCAAAAAGTAGCATTAGTAATCACAAATCAGCTTCGTCATAAAATGAATGCACCAGCATTTAGTGATCCGTGGACAACTTCTGGCGGTAGAGCAGTACCATTTCATTCTAGCGTTAGATTACGGTTTACTCAAACCGGAACTATTAAACGTAAAGAAGACGATATGATTATCGGCGTAAGTGTAAAAGCAAAGATTATGAAGAATAGAGTTGGTCCTCCACTCCGTACTGTTGATTTTGATATCTATTTTGATCGTGGAATAGATGATGTCTCAACGTGGTTTGATTTCTTGAAAAAACAAGAAGTTTTAAAGAGTGCAGGAGCCTATCTAAAGTATACGGCTGAAGATGGAACTGAGTACAATTTAATGAAGAAAGATTTTCGAGCAGAACTTGAAACTAATAAAAAATTGCGAGAAGAGCTGTATCTTAAGATGGCAGATATTATGAAAATGCATTATAAAACAGAAGAACTTTCCGAAGAAGATATTGAAGTAGAAGACTCTGTATCAGAGGAATAATATGGACTTAGCACAAAAGTTTAAAGAACTTCAAGACAAAAATGAAGAGTTTGAAGCTCTTGGACGTGATGGAAAAGTATTAGTTATAGATGGATTAAACACCTATATTCGATGCTTTGCTAGCACTCCAACAATGAATGATGACGGTGATCATATAGGGGGTGTGGTAGGATTTCTTAAGTCGGTCGGTCTGGCTATTCGCCAGATTCGACCGACAAGAGTAATAATTGCTTTTGATGGTAGGGGTGGAAGCCAAAAACGACGTCAAATATTTGCAAACTATAAAGACAACCGCAAATCAATGACGCGACTGAACAGAACATACAATTTTAATACAATCGAAGATGAACAGCAAAGTATGAAACGGCAAATGTTTCTTTTGCTAGAAATACTAAGTAATTTACCAGTTACTATATTAGCGCCGGATCATATTGAAGCAGATGATACCATTGCGTATGTTACAAATTTAGTACAAGAACGCGGTGGGAAAGTTTATATTATGTCTACTGACAAAGATTTTTTGCAGCTAGTAAACGATAATGTAAAAGTTTACAACCCTATAAAAAAGAAAACATATTCAGTTGATCAAGTATTAGAAGAATATAGCTTTCATCCAGTAAACTTTTTAATATATCGTGCTATGGTTGGCGATAAGTCAGACTCTATTGATGGGATTAAAGGTGTTGCTGAAAAAACTCTTCTTAAGCATTTTTCAATGCTTAAAGAATCTACAGAAGCCGATTTTGAACAAATTTTTAACATAGCAGAAACTCAACTTTCTACTCAAAAAAAGCCAGCAAGCTTGTTCAAGAAAATCGTAGACAATAAAGATATTATTCTTCGTAATAAAGAATTAATGTGTTTGAAAACTTTAGATTTTTCATCTAACATTAAAATGAAATTACTTGAGCAGATTGATAATGATTTCCCCACAGTCAATAAGATGGGGTTGACAAAAGAACTGTATGCTCATAAATTGTTAGGATCATTTGGTAACCTTGACGATTGGATTTTTAAAACATGGACACCCTTAAACAGATATGCAAAAATTTAGGGCCGTGGGTATTGGCGGGTTTTTTTGTATTATTTTTTTGGATTTTATTTTTAGGATTTGTAATCATACACTTTGTTATAAAATATTGATAATATGATCGATACACTACAGAAGTTTGGTACGGCATTTCAAGCAAAAACTATTTACGTTTTAACTAATGATAAGAAGTTTTTAGATCAAACACACGACATCATCGATTCTAAGTTTTTTGATGCAGAGGCGCATCAGTGGATTGTTGATAAAACTCTTTGGTATTACGGAAGTTATAGAGAAGTTCCATCTCTTGCTGTATTTAAAGCAGAACTTTCAAAAGAAAGTGATGACGCTTTTAAAAAGCAAGTTATAGCTTCTCTTAAAGAAGCTTTTGAATCTGAAGGTTCAGATTTAACATATGTTAAAGACGAATTTTTAGATTTTTGCAAAAATCAAGCTCTCAAAGCAGCTATTCTAAAATCTGCTGATTTGTTAAAACGTGGTGACTTTGATAAAATTAAATCAGAGATTAGCCATGCTATGATGGTTGGACAAGAGCATGATTTTGGTCACGATTGGAAAATAGATTTGGACGACAGACTGGCTAATTCTGCACGTAATACGCTTCCAACTGGTTGGGATGTTGTTGATGGACTTACTGATGGTGGACTTGCAGGGGGAGAACTTGGTGTTATTATTGCACCATCTGGCATCGGTAAGAGTTGGTTCTTATGTCGTATTGGATTGGCAGCTATAAAAGCTGGTAAACGAGTTGTACATTATTCGTTTGAGTTAAATCAAAATTATGTGGGTCTTCGGTACGACACTTTATTAACTGGAATTGAACCAAAGAATATTCGATTAAATAAATCGGTAGTAGAACAGGCGATCCAACAAATTAAGGGTGATCTTGCGATCAAGTATTATCCTGTTCGTACAATCAACACAAATACGTTAATGGCAGATATACAAAGACGTATTAATGTTGGAATGAAACCTGATCTTATCATCATTGATTATGCAGACTTGATGCGACCGACAGAACGTGGGGATTCTCGTTATCAAGATTTGGGTATAACTTATGAAGATATACGAGGAATGCTTGGTGAGTTAGATATTCCAGGTTGGACAGCATCTCAAAGTCAACGTTCAAGTTTGAATGACGATATTATTGAAGCAGATAAAGTAGCCGAATCATATGCTAAAATTATGACCGCTGATCTTATTATGTCAGTTAGTCGTAAGTTGGAAGATAAAGTTGCAAATACTGGTAGAGCACATCTTATCAAGAATCGATTTGGTCAAGATGGTATTACTATGCCATGCGAAATTAACTTCACTAAAGGTTTGATTGAAATTTATGACGAAAATTCACCGAAAGGCTCTCTTCTAAAGAAACAAATGAAGGCTGGGGAAAGTGAAGTAAAGAAAATGTTACACGATAAGTGGAAAGCTCACCAAACAAACATCTACTCTGAAGAAGAATATGATGATTTGGGGTAGAAATCTACTAAACTAGTTTTACAAAATTTTAAGACACTATTTATTAGTCCAATTTGGGGATAAACAAATATAAGTTTTTATGGAGAATTATGATGGAAACAGCAAGTAAAATTTTATCAGATATTACTGTGCATATGAAATATGCTAAGTTTTTACCTGAGTTAAATAGAAGAGAGACGTGGGAAGAATTAGTTACTCGTAATAAATTAATGCATTTAAAGAAATTTCCTCATCTAAAAGATGAAATTGCGGATGTATACCAATTTGTATATGAACGAAAGGTATTACCTTCAATGCGTTCTATGCAATTTGCAGGAAGACCAATCGAGGTTAACCCTTCCCGAATTTATAATTGTTCATTTTTACCAATGGATCATCCAGATTCATTTAGTGAGCTAATGTTCTTGTTACTTTCAGGAGTCGGTGTTGGATATTCGGTTCAACGTCACCATATTAAAAAATTACCAGAAATCCGCAAGCCTCGTCGTTCCCGTCGATATTTAGTTGCCGACAGTATTGAGGGATGGGCAGACTCTATTAAGGTATTACTTTCGGCATATTTTAGCGGGAAGGCACTTCCTGTATTTGATTTTTCTGACATTCGTCCAAAAGGAGCAATTCTTGTTACGTCTGGTGGTAAAGCACCTGGTCCAGAACCATTACGAGACTGTTTAATTAAGATCAAATCACTTCTTGATAGAAAAGAAGATGGAAGTCGTCTTACACCATTGGAGGTTCACGATATTAACTGTATTATTGCTGATGCTGTGTTGGCTGGTGGTATTCGTCGATCAGCAATGATTTCATTGTTTGATATAGATGAAACAGAAATGCTTACTTGTAAGAGTAATCTATATCTTGAACCAATAAGTGATGAAATTGTTTATGAAGATGAAATTGTTCGTTTTTATGTAGAATATCGTGGCGAACGTATTCCTATTACACTTGGTAGAGAAGAATTTGAACAATATCTTTCGACTAAAACTCTACCGTGGTATTATGTAGCACCACATCGCGGACGTGCTAATAACTCAGCAACAATCTTACGTCATAAGATTGATAAAGAAACCTTCCTCGATCTATGGAAGATTGTAGAAGAATCAAATGCAGGCGAGCCTGGTGTATTCTTTACCAATGATAAAGATTGGGGGCTTAACCCCTGTTTAACAGGGGACTCCCTTGTTACTGTAAAAGATCACGATGTCACTGTTGCAGGAGAAGTTGTCGCTCAGGGCGGAGTATACCAGATTCCATTAAAGAACTTAGTAGAATTATATGAAAGTACTACATTACCACCCATGGTCCTCTCATATAATACTGAGTTGAAACAATTAGAATGGGATATGCTAGATAACGCTGCACTTACCAGAGAAAAGGCCTCGATTATTGAGTTAATCCTCGATAACGGCGAGACTCTAAAGCTTACTCCGGATCATAAAGTATTCACCGAAAATCGTGGGTGGGTAGAGGCCGCTCAGTTGACAGAAGAGGAT